CCCTGATACAGTCATTATTTAACAGTTTTTGGCAAATAAAAAATATTTTAAAATAAACCGTTCGGAATGGCTGTTTGAACGGGTTAATACTATATAGAGAGTATTTATTATTACAGTAGCAAGTCTCTTAAAGACTTGCGTTACAGACTGTATCTACTGTCTGTTACAACTGACTGTAACTATTGTAGATGGGACCATTCTGTGACTTTTCAAAAAGGGTCTAATAACCCTCAAAGTACCGCCCTGGCAGAGGCAAAACGTAAAGTTTTAGCCCTTGTGGCAGAGGGTATGTCGCCTAAAAAGGCGATGGAAAATCTGGGCAAAAAGCCAGATACCATCCGAATCTGGATGCTTAGGGATAAAGAGTTTGCCGCCGATTTAGAGCAGGCTTTGCAGGATGCAAAGTCCAACTCAATCAAGGCGTTGGGCATCGCAAAGGAGGAAATCACCTTTCCTCAGTTTAGCGAGATGTTCCTTGACCAGAGGGTGTTTCCACATCATATGGACTGGGTGGACTTGCTAGAAGATAGACCCCCTTCCTGGCTCCATGATAATATGATTTATGAGCCTGGAGATAAAACCCGCCTCCTAATTAACGTGCCACCAGAGCACGCCAAAAGTACGGTTATTACCGTCAACTACTCAACTTATCGTATCGCCCTCAACCCTAACATCCGCATCATTGTGGTTAGTAAGACGTTGAACAAAGCACGCGAGTTCGTGTACGCAATCAAGCAAAGACTATCCCACCCGCGCTGGACAAAGTTGCAAACAACTTTTGGTCCTGAAGGGGGCTGGAAAGAAGACTCAGATACTTGGCGAGTTGATACCGTTTACCTTGGGGGCGATGCGAGAAACTCAAGCGAAAAGGACCCTACCCTTCAGGCATTGGGTATGGGTGGTCAGATTTACGGTGCACGTGCTGACCTGATTATCCTTGACGACTGTATTACTACGGCTAACGCCCATGAGTTCGATAAGCAGATTGACTGGCTACAAAAAGAAGTTATTACCCGTTTGGGTAAGAACGGTAAGTTATTAATTGTTGGGACGAGAATTGCCACGCAAGATTTCTATAAAGAGTTACGTGACCCAAAGTATTGGTCAGGCGGTAAGTGTCCTTTTACGTACATGGGCATGCCTGCTGTTTTGGAGTATAGTGAAAAGCCAGATGACTGGGTTACTCTTTGGCCGAAGTCAGACCTACCGTGGGACGGGGATGACGAAACCCCAGACGAGCAAGGACTCTTTCCCAAGTGGGATGGACAAGCCCTTGCCAAAAGACGCGGAGAAGTAACTCCCACTACATGGGCTTTGGTTTACCAGCAGGAGGATGTCGCAGAAGATTCTATCTTCCCACCCGCCCTGGTTCAAGCCTGTATCAAAGGAACACGTAAGCGTGGTATCTTGAAACCAGGCGCGGTGGGACATCCGACTCAGGTTGAGGGATACACCATCATTGGTTTTGACCCTGCTATGGCAGGTAATGCAGCATTTGTTGCTGTTACTTATAACAGGTCAGATTCTAAAATATACGTTTTAGACTGCATTAATATGGGAGACCCTACTCCGCAAAAGATTCGTAACACAATCGAAGAGTTGGTTTTAAAGTATAAACCACAAGAGTTTCGTGTTGAGATTAACGCTCACCAGAAAGCCTACTCTCTAGATGATGATTTGCGTCAATGGCTATCCTCCTATGGAGTACGCCTAGAAGCGCACCACACAAATAAAAACAAGTGGGATACAAACTTTGGTGTTGCATCTATGTCAACACTGTTTGGAACCATGCGAGATAATAAGTTCCAAGGCAATAACACTATTGAAATTGCATCTACTGATGGTTCAGAGGGCATGAAAGCATTAGTGCAGCAGTTGATTACATGGAAAGCAAATACCCGTGGCAAGACCGACTGTGTTATGGCGCTATGGTTTGCGGTTATTCGCGCTAGAGAGTTTATGCAACAAACCTCATACATGAAGCGATACACCGAAAACCGCTGGACTACAAGAGCCCAGATGAATAGACGTGTATCAGTTAATTTAGACGAAGCCTTTGCAGAGCAATGGGCTGAGAACTACGGATAGGAATATAAAATGCCAGTACCATTAATAGCAGCCGCAGCAGCGGCAGCAGCGGCAAGAATTGCAGCAAAAAAAATAGCACAACGAGCAGTAGGTGGCATTACAGGTGCTGGTGCTAAAAGCATTAACAAAGTTTACAAACAAATGGGTCCTACAAAATCTCAAAAAGATACTATGAGACATGAGATTCGTATTGACCAAGAAAAATTAGCCGCAAAACAATATAAAGAACACTTAAAAAAGTTTAAATAATTTTTAATTAACCGTTAGGAAACCAATGGCATTATCTATAGAACAGGTTGCTGCACGGGTTGAGTCCCTAAAGCACCGCTCTTCAGAGCGTGATAGTCGTCAGCAAGACGTGCTATCCGTTCGCAAAGGAAACATTTCTGAAGTTTATCCAGAGTTCTTTCCTGAAGGTGTAGATGCAAATGTAGTTGCTAACTTTATTGACATTGTTGCCCGTGACTTATCAGAGGTAATGGCACCATTGCCAGCAGTTAACTGCTCTGCTGTTAATGCTGCAAAAGATAATGCTCGCAGATTTGCAGATACACGCACACGTATTGCTAGCAATTATTTTTTCCATTCAGAATTACAAGTACAGATGTATACAGGCGCAGACTGGTACATCACATTTGGATTCGTTCCTTTCATAATTGAATTGGACGATGAAGCAGGCATACCACGTATTCGCATAGAAAGTCCTATCGGGGCTTACCCAGAGTTTGACCGCTATGGACGTTGTATTGCTTTTGCTAAACGCTACTCACTATCACTTGGAGAATTGGTTAGCCAGTTCCCTGAGTTTGAATACCAACTGTTAGGACGTGATGGTTACGACCAGAACCTTAATACACAGATGGATATTATTCGTTACTACGATAAGGACCAATCAGTAATTTTTGTTCCTTCACGTAATAACTTAATTTTGTCACAGGCTAAAAATCCTATTGGCAAGATGATGGTAGTAGTAGCACGCCGTCCCTCTGTAGACGGCGAAATGCGTGGACAGTTTGATGATGTTCTTGGTATTCAGTTGCTTCGCAATCGTTTTGCATTACTTGCAATGGAAGCAGCAGAGAAGTCAGTTCAATCACCAATCGTAGTTCCAGGCGATGTACAGGAGTTTGAGTTTGGTGGAGATGCGGTTATCCGCACTAACTCACCAGCAGGAGTACGACGTGTCGAACTTCCAATTCCAGCAGGTGCATTTACAGAACAACAGGTTCTTCAACAAGAACTACGTATGGGTACACGTTACCCAGAATCTCGTACTGGAAATCTTGATGCATCAATTATTACGGGACAGGGTGTTCAGGCACTCATGGGTGGTTTTGATACACAAGTTAAATCAGCACAGGCTATCTTTGCCTCTGCTCTTAAGAATGTTATTTCTCTTTGCTTTGAGGTTGATGAAAAGTTTTACAACTTTGAAAAGACAATTCGTGGCGTAGATGCGGGAGCACCATACGCCGTTGACTATTTACCATCAAAGAATATCAAGGGTGACTACTCAGCAGATGTCCGTTATGGAATGCTGGCTGGTCTTAACCCAGCGCAGGGACTTATCTTTATGTTACAGGCCCTTGGCGGTAAATTAATTTCTAAGGATTTAGCACAACGTGAACTTCCATTTGGAATTAACGTAACTCAGGAACAAGAAAAGATTGAAGTAGAAGAAATGCGTAACGCATTAGTCTCTTCATTACAGGCAAGTGCACAAGCAATTCCACAGTTAATTGCTTCAGGCGGGGACCCAACTACTATCGTTAAGCAGATTGCTGATGTCATTCGACTTCGCCAATCTGGTAAGTCTATTGAAGACTCTATTAACGATGTATTCGCTCCAGAAGAATTACCTGCTGCTGGTGCACCTATGGTTGAGCAACCGTCCCCTGCTCCCGCCGCGCCAGCAGCAGGCGCTCCTGAAGCACCAGCGTCACTTCAATCTTTATTCTCTAGCCTTAGTGCTAG